CGCAACCAGCTGATCAAGATTGCTTCAGAGTTTGGCCTAACAGCATCGGCACTCTCAAGGGTTTCGGCTATTGACAAAGGCCCAGCGCAAGACGACGAAGACGCGCGAATGTTCGCCTGATACGCCAGAGGCTCATGATGCCGTGCGCTTTTTCGAGAAGCATCTAACGCACAGCAAGGGGGAACTAGGTGGCAAGCCGTTCCTGCTTGAGCCTTGGCAGAAGGATTACGTTGGCCGATTGTTTGGCACGATGAATGGGAAGCTGCGCCAATACCGCACAAGCCTGCTGGCTATTCCCCGCAAAAATGGGAAGAGTACCCTTTGCGCCGGAATTGCCTTGAAACTTATGTTTGATGGGGAACCTGGCGCAGAAATCTATTCGTGCGCAGCGGATCGTGACCAGGCACGATTGGTCTGGGAGATGGCTAAGGTTGCCGTTGAAAACTCACCGCAGCTGCGCAGCCGCCTGCGTGTCTACCGCAACTCCATCGTGCGTGAGGATACGCACACAACGTACAAAGCCCTCTCTTCCCAAGCGTTTACCAAACATGGCTTGTCGGCGCATGGGATCGTTTTTGATGAGCTACACGCCCAGCCAGACCGGGAACTTTGGGATGTGATGACCACAAGCACAGGCGCCAGAAGACAGCCGCTGTGCGTCGCGTTGACCACTGCAGGCTTCGACCGCAAGAGCATCTGCTGGGAAATCTGGCGTTACGCCATCGCCGTGAGGGACGGTGCCATTAAAGACCCGACGTTCCTGCCTGCGATCTACGCAGCTGATGTGGCTGATGACTGGACTGCAGAATCTACGTGGCGCAAAAGTAATCCGAATCTGGGCGTGTCTGTGAAGCTCGAAGACCTGCGAGTCAGGTGCAAGCGGGCACAGGATATGCCAACAGAGGAAAACACCTTCAAGCGATTGCACCTCAACCTTTGGACTGAACAGGATACGCGTTTTCTGCAAATGTCGCATTGGGCACAGGGAGACAAGCCATGCCCTGTGACGCTTGACGGCAGGGAATGTTTTGCGGGATTAGACCTAGCAACCACCTACGATACAACGTGCCTCTGCCTGCTGTTTCCGTTGGATGATGGAACATTTTGGGCAGAGCCGCATTACTGGATTCCCGAAGAGAACATGCGGGATAGGGTCAAACGCGACCGCGTGCCCTATGACACATGGGCCAAGGCTGGGAAGCTGCACCTTACTACTGGCAACGTGACTGACTTTGACAAGGTGCGTGCTGACATTGTCGCGCTTTCAAAACGATACAACATCCGGCAGATTGCAATTGACCGCTGGAATGCCCACCAGATCACAACGCAACTGCAAGGCGACGGCATAAACGTAATAGGATTTGGGCAGGGATACGGCTCAATGTCTAGCCCAACTTCTGCGCTCGAGGCGCTGTGCGTTGGCGGAAAGTTGCTTCACGGTGGGCACCCAGTGCTGAGTTGGCAGGCTTCCAACGTCGCAGTGCAACAGGATCACGCTGGAAACAAGAAGGTAAGCAAAGCCAAAAGCACCGAGCGCATTGACGGCATAGTTTCGCTGATCATGGCGCTAGGCATCCACGCAACAGCCACGGCGCCAGCGCCAGCACAAAACTGGGACATAACGCTCTTATGAGTGAATCAGCTACGCAAGATTGGAAGATGCTTGACCTTCGCGGCATGGATTGGACTGAAGGCAGCAACCGCACGCCTTCTGGCGTGAGGGTCACGCCAGAAAGTTCCCTAATGTGCAGCGCTTTCCTCGCCTGCATTCGCGTGATCAGTGAAGGGTGTGCTTCACTTCCACTGCACCTCTTTGAGCGGCTTCCAACTGGCGGAAAGCGAAAGGCCACAGAGCAACCGCTGTACCGTCTGCTGCACCAGCAGCCAAACCCTTGGCAGACTGCCTTGGAGTTTCGCGAGCAGATGACTGCCCTGTACCTGATGTATGGCAATTCATATGCGGAGATTAGGCCAGGTGCACTTGGTGCCGTTTCTGAACTGTGGCCGCTGCATCCTTCCCGCATGGAAGTTGAGCGGTTGGAGAATGGATCGCTGCGGTATCTGTACAAAGAGCCTAACGGCAGGATGACACGCTACACGCAGGAGCAGATTTTTCACCTGCGATGGTTGACCACAGACGGGGTTGTAGGGCTGCAACCTTCTACGCTTTCCCGTAATGCCATTGGGCTAGCGCAGGCTCTTGAGTCTCACGGCAGCAGGTATTTCGGGAACGGGGCAAGGCCAGGCATTGTGCTTGAAACGGACAACCCAGTACCGCCAGAGGCATGCGTGTCTATGCGTGAGCAGTGGGAGCGCATGCACATGGGCGCTGACCGTGCTTTCCGCACTTGCGTTCTCCCCAATGGGGTGAAGGTGCGTGAACTGTCAGGCAGCAATGAGGCTTCGCAGTTCCTCGAGACTCGCCAGCACCAAGTGGTTGAGTGCTGCCGCGCGATGAGAGTACCTCCGCACATGATTCAAGACTTGAGCAGATCGACATATAGTAATATTGAAGTGCAGGGAACGGAATACGTTCAGCACTGCCTTCTGCCTCATCTCAAGCGCTGGGAGTCTGCAATCAGTAGGGATCTGATCGTAGATGACGAGACGTATTTTGCTGAACACATCGTCACTGGCTTACTGCGTGGAGACTCAACGGCCAGGGCGCAGTGGTATACCGCAATGCTGCAGTGCGGCGTGCTTTCAGTGAATGAAATCAGAGAACTGGAAAACCTTAACCCTATTGGGCCAGAAGGTGATCAGCGTTATATGCAGTTGAATATGACCACTCTGGACAAGATTAGCCAAGACACGACAGCTGCCGATCAGCAGCCGCCAGCACCCGCAGATACAGGAGCGCAGACCAATGGAAATTGAACGCCGCTGCATGACTCTGGAAGAAGCGCCAGAGTGCGAGCTGATTATTGAAACGCGGGCCAGTGGGCGCGAAGCGATTCGCGGTCTGGCGATTCCCTATAACCGTCTCTCGCTTGATCTTGGTGGATTTCGAGAAAGAATCCTGCCAGGTGCTTTTGACAAGATCCTTTCGCGGCAGCGTGGCCGCAGCGAAATCCTTTCGTACTACAACCACAACTCTGATCTTCTGCTGGGCCGCGAATCTGCTGGCACGCTCACCGTAACGGTAGAGGAAAAAGGCGTTGTCTACACGGTTGAACCGCCAGACACTAGCGCAGGCAGGGACGTTCTGGCGCTTGTGCGTTCTCGAAATCTCACGGGTAGTTCATTCGCGTTCACAGTTGGGCAGAAGGGGGAGCGATTCACCACTGACGAAAGCGGCAAGGCTATACGGGAAATCGTTGACGCGTCTGGCCTGTACGAATTGGGGCCAGTAAACGTGCCAGCCTATGGCAGCGCCACTTCAGCCGTTGTGGCCCAGCGATCCTATGCACAGTGGGTGGCAGCTGCTGCCGCAGAGGCGGAAGCTGATCCAGCCGTTGAGCCTGAGAAGAAGAAGGCGCTGCGGTCACTGGCACGCGATGCAGCTGCCGCCTGGTCACTGAGGCTACGCAATGTCTGATGTGAAATGCACCTGTGGGGAGCGGCTGCGATGCCGTTCCAGCAGGGCTGTTGGCAATGAGCGGCAGCGGTATCTGCGCTGCCCTAGATGCGGCGCGCGTGGCGTGGCGTTTGTGAAAACAACACATTCCGAAGTTCGCTTCTGCAAGGGGCCAAGGGTCTAGTGCGATTGTGAATCCATCGGCAATACCGCCGCAGGAGTATCACCGCTCATGGACAACATCAAGAAGCTGCAAGACGAAGCCGTAGCGCTCGCCAACCGTATCGATGCCGTTCGCGCCGTGGAATCGGAAGATGCCGACAAGATCGCAGAGCGTGATCTTGAACTGGAATCGCTGAACAAGCGCGCCGCTGACCTTGCCAAAAAGGTTGAGTTTGAAAAGACGGTTGCCGAATCTGCCAAGAATCTTCGCACGGTTGTTGAGCGATGCACGCCAGCGCCGGAAGCCGTGGAAGAGCGGACTGCGGAAGTGATTGAGGCTGTGCCGCACAGCGGCAGACTCCGCGCTTTCGACAAGGCGGAAGACGCCTACAAGGTTGGCATGTGGCTGCGTGCCAAGAGCGGCGACGCCAACGCGAAGCGGTGGTGCGCTGACCACGGCGTCGAGGCTCGTGCCCTTGGTGGTGCCAGCGGCAGCGGCAGCTACTTCGTGCCGGATATTCTTTCCAGCACGGTGCTGCGTTTGGTGGATCAGTATTCAGCCTTTGCTGCGAATGCCACCAACCTCCAGATGCCGTCTGATGTTGTCCTGTTCCCGAAACGGACGGGCGGCACCACTGGCTACTGGCTTTCGGAAAATGCTGCCATCACTGCCAGCGATCCTTCTGCCAGCCAGGTCACTGTGACTGCCAAGAAGATTGGCGCCGCTGTGACGGTTTCGAGCGAGTTGCTGCAGGACAGCCCCGTGAGCATTTCGGACTGGATTGCTGCTGAACTGGCTCTCACGCTTTCCAATGCGATTGAGACGGCTGCTTTTTTTGGCAATCCCAGCAATGCCCCTGCTGTTGCTGGCCTTGTGACGAGCTACACGGGCGGTCTGCTCGCCTCGTCTGCGGCCACCTATGCGGCCTCGCTGGTCACTGCGGCTGGCGATACGCCCGACGAAGTGACCAAGGCCAACCTGCTTGCCATGATGGCGAAGCTTCCCCAGCACAGTCGCGCAGGGGCCAAGTGGTTCTGCAGTCCCTACTTCTTCGCAACGTGCATGCAGGCGTTGGATCT